TCTGGCGGTTAATCCATACTTGAATTGGACGCCCTTGTGCGTTCTTGTTAGGTATTGTAATGTATGTAGACTCACTAATACGCGTGATATTGATGTCTACTTGATTCTGCCCTGTACCTGTACGCACTACTTGATCTAGCAGGTCAATGGTTTCGGTAGGTAAGGCATACATAATCTGCCCTTGAGTCAAAGGAATCTCGCCTTGCTCTACAGTCCACAAGTTAATGCCGCGGTTAGCCCACTCAATAGTAAGCAAGTTTAAGCTACGGCGTGCGGTTCTTAAGTCATAGCCCGTGCGTAACTCTGAGCCGCAGCGCTCAAATGCCTCTTCTACTAGATTATTTATGTCTAGATTAAAAGAGGATGTACCTGACGTTGCTGTGTTTAAAGCCATATAATCCTTACCAAATAAATACTACTTCTACTATACCCAAACTAATGATAAGGTAGTTGTTCTCTTCTATAAGCTCATGTTGCAGCCCTACAGCAAACCCACATATATAGCTTAAGCTGTAGAATTCCATCATGTTAGCCCTTTACTTTTTAGCCGTTAACGCTGACTTCTTAAAGGCGTCTGAAGTGGGTGCCCCTAAACTTCCAGGTTTACGCATTTTTTCACCAGACCCTGCCGCAATACGTTTCTTTTTGGCATTGATATTTGCATACAAGCCAGGAAGGTTTACATCACCACCCTTTTTATACTCTTTCACAAACTGAGGCTTGTCCTTACGTACAATAGTCTTGCCTTTTGAGCCAGGCATCTTGTCGGCTTTCATGCAGCCCATTCCACGTGAAGGTCTCATTATACCATCCGTCCTCTAGTTTTACCGCGTTGTGCACAGCCATCGCCACGAGATGATGCTTTTGATGAGGTAGACCCACCAGATGCCATACATTTAGCTTTAGGTTTTGCTCGTACGCTACCACCTTTTTTCATACCCATTGGGTTGTTAGCGCTAAACCTAGGTTCATCAGCTGCTTTTGCTTCCGTGATTTTTTCATCTACTTCGTCAGCTGTACGTGATGGGTAGTCAATTACTTTCTCAGCAATTGCTTCTGCTTTGCGGTTGGCAAATGGGCTAACTTCACCTGCATCAAAGCTATTACGTGAACCGATGTTGCCTGTAGGAGTCTCTACAGTAACTTCTTTCTTAGTTACTTTTGTTGACTTGTCGTCTGCTTTTTTAGCAGATTGCTTAGCTTCCCAATCTTTAATACGTTTCTCGTTGTCTATAACGTATTGTGGTTTACCACCAGCAAGATTACCCGCACGGCGATGTGACTCAACAGCATCGTTAGCCATCTTCAGCTTAGCTGCTTTAGCAATCTCTTCAGATTTCTTTTTCTGGTCGTACTTAGAATCTAATGCACGTTTACCAGCTTCGTATTTAGCTTCCTCTTTCGCTTTTTTACCAGCGGCTTTGTCAGCTAGATACTTTTCCCATACGTCGTAGTCTTTCATATTATGCCCTTGTCTTTCCGCGCATTGCGCAACCATCAGCACGTTTAGATGCTGAACTTATTGAACCGCCTCTAGCGTTTTTTACTACCGGCTCTTTACCATACCCCTGCGTATTTTTTGACTTACGTCCTTCACCATCTTCTGTATCTTTAGGGTACTCGTTTAAAATTCGTTGCTTTAAATATTCTTGCTCTGTCTCGTTAAAATTTAACAGTTTATTTCTAGCGTGCTCTTCAGCGTCAACTTCTTTTTTTGTAACCGCTTTACTTCCAGTAGAATAAAATGCGCCTTCCATTTTAGCTTTATTTTTTTCTAGCTTAGCTAGTGTTTTAGCGTCTTTCTTAGTGTTGTCATTCCAACTCTCAGCCCCAGCATACGTAGCCATAATTAACACATCTTCCCGCGGGTTTTACCGCGAACTTCAATACCGCCGCCACGAGCCATTTTAGTACAGCCGCCGCTTTTTAGTGATTTAAGGTTAGTCTTTTTGCCGCCGTGTAGTTGGTCATCATGCATCTTTACTGCTTTCTTAACCATCTTTTTATCTTGGGCTAAATCAGATTTTACATCGCCACCTTTTTTGTATGATTTAGTTGCTTCATACTTCTCAGCAGCTTTTTTGTTCTTCATGTCTTGTAGCTTATCCTTAATATCAGGAGGCGTATAATCTTCGTCAGTTGCTTCAGATTTAACTGGTTTTACGTTTACTGGTTTTGCTTTATTGTCAGCCATATTAGTTCCTTTAACATTTCCAACGTTTTAATGACGCTGCTTTACGAGTAGGTTTGCCATTCTCGTCTTTCATTGGGCCTGGCATACCTGACATACGGGCACAAAACGATTTCTTGCGAGGACCACCTTCTGGCTGAGGAGCTTTTAAGTTCGACCCCGTTGCTGCATTGTATTTTGCGCGGCCTTTGGCAGTAAGTCCAGCACCTTGCGATACTGGTAACTTCTCACCACGACCAACAGCTAATGACACGCCGCCTTTTTTAAAGGTCTTACCTTTGTCCGCTGCGTTAAACTCTTTTGCTACTTTAGTAGGAATACCTACCTTCTTAGCGAATTTAGGGTTATGTGCCGCAGCAGCCATTAGTTTAGCTTGAGGTTTACTCTTGCTTGGCATGATTACTTGCTCATAAACCAACTTGTACCTGTAGCAGGTGCTTTTGCTGGGGCAGGCGTTTCTTTAACTTCCTTAGCTACCACCACTTCTTCTACTGCTACTTCTTCTGCAGCTTCGGTAACTTTTTTCTTTAGTGTAATTGCCATTTTTTATCCTATCCAAATAGTTTATGTGCGAATTGAGTAACTACAGCGCCAAGAGCACCGCCAGCACCGCCAACCATCATTAAGACTTTCCAACCACCGCGGGCTTCTGCAAGGGTTGAATTAATGTCATTAAGCGTCTTTTTAATGTCGTCCATATCGGCGACAAGTCTATCCATATCAGCTTGTAGATGTTTAATCTCAGTCCCATGAACTGCTAATTCTCTTTCTATGCTCATTACGAAACACCGTCATTCTTAATTAAGACGATTTGTAGTTGAGTTGATGCGTAGGCACTGTCGGCGCTTGTTAATGATAAAATATCAAGGTCTGTCTTTTCTGGCACTGCTAGTGGATATGCTGCTTCACACTCATATATACCGTTTCCAGGTATATTATATATAGCTTTGTACCCAAAAACACCACCATACGGTCGAATTCGCAATATAAATCTAGTAGAAGTGTTTGCTGTTGAGTTAGCTGAAGACATTGTAAACCGAGTAATAAATGCTGTGTATCCAGCGGGTACAGTATAAAATGCAGACTCACTTTCGTTGCTGCTTGAACCAGTACGGTTAATAATGTTTGCTGGAACACCAGTGGTAACAGTGCCAGTACCTACATAAATACTTCCCGCAGAAGTGCCACCAGAACCTGCCGTTAAAACTGTTACTTTATTAACACGCAAATACTGATTTGTTAAAGTTACGCCAGTTTGCCCATTTAAAGACGCTGTTTCAGAAACAGCTTCGTAACTTGCATTTAAACCTTCAACCAATACGGTTCTTGCGCCCGTACCTGCTGAAGCATCATCTGCGCTAGAGCTTGAAACAGTTGTAGTAGTAGCTGATGCAGGGAAGGTATATAAACTGCTACCAACCCAAACCGTTTCTAATGATGTACCGACAGCCCCGTTTGCGCCAAATTGGCAAAAACTTCGATGCATTGTGATTTGACCACGTGCAACTTGTAACTCGAATGGCTCATACGTGCCTACGCGGGTTATTGATGAAACTATGCTCATAATTAATCTCCTTAGATTGTAAGCGGGGCCGAAGCCCCAAGATTAATTAGAATGTGTTAGCTGTGGACAATACTGAGTTAGTAGCGGCCCAAGGTGCTGCGTCGTTACCATTACCACCGAATTGAACGCCGTAACCTGCGGGGATAACTACACCAGCTGTAGAGCCGTTAACTTTTTGGCCTGCTGTTGATGTTGAGTCATTAGTGCCGTAGCCGCCTAAAACGTGATCAACTGCGCCGTAGTTCAAGATAGTACCTTTAGCGCCATTGTAACGAGCATCGGCTGGTTGTGAAGTTAGGGTGAAATCACCGCTTACTACTTCTGGTAATACTAATGTACATGTTGAAGCTGGGCCACCATCTGCTGGTGAAAGGATTACGATGTTACCTGTTGCAGAAACATTAACTGCACCTGATACTACGTCTGTAGCTTTGATGTATATTACAGGTTCTACGAAACCTGCTAATGAACGAACTGGACCGCTGAATGTGGTAAATGCCATTTGAATTTCTCCATACAAAGTAAGCTCATTAGTCTTGTATGCGTCCGCCGGGGCAGTCTAATGAGCCGGATTTAATTTCCCGGTTGATACAGTCTTTATACTATGTTATTGTTTTGGTGTCAACAGATTAGTGGAGTATTTATGCCCTACAAAGACCTAGAAGTTCGCAAGGCAAAAGCAAAGCTATATTCTAAGAAGCACTACGACAGTAATAAGCCAGCTCAGATAGAACGAATTAGGTTAGGTAAGATAAAGAAAAGAATCCAATGGGAAAACTATAAAGCCTCGTTAGCGTGTGCCAACTGCGGTGAAAACCACCCGGCAGCATTAGACTTCCACCACGTAGTACCCGATCCCGCCAATAGAAAGATAAGTGAATTAGTTCAGAACGGAGCTTATAAGATAGCCCGCGAAGAAATAGAAGCCAAATGCATAGTGCTATGCGCTAATTGTCACCGCAAACACCATCACGAAGAACGTAAATTAAAAGAAGGCCTAATTACAGAAAGGTAGGCGTAGATTTGGTAGTTGTTACATGTAACGCAGAAAGCCGAAAAACTCGTTACTTACTACATCCTCTAGTGTCGGCTTAACCGCCTATGTTTAAACAAATGTTTAGACTATTTGTTCATTACGTACATTGTTACTTCAAAACCGAAACGCATTTCAGTAGCTGCTGGTGATGTCCACATGATTATAATCCTTTAAAATTTGTACACGTCATTATGTACATGTACGAATTCTGCGCTTTTCTGTACATATCACCATAGAGAAAACCATTAAAAAAGGCCCACCGAAGTGAGCCCTTTTGTCTTACCTAGCGTTTATTAAGCGCCAGCTGAACCGTACATACCTAATGGATCAGACCAACCGAATGAATAACGCTCACGTGCTTTATAACGAACGTTACCAGTATCGAAGTCGCCATCCATTGATGTTGCTAATGGAGTACGTACAAAGTGTTTCATACCGTTAGGTACGTCTGTTGTCAAGAACCAAGCATTTGAGTCAGTCAAGAAGTGGTTAATTGCGTAACCTTCTGGGATTGAACCGTTGTTTTTCAATGCGTTGATATCGTTGTCAGCAGTGCCAACACGTAATTCAGTTTCCAACAAGCGAGTTGCAACGAATTGCAATGCTGGTGGAACAACCAATTTACGAGGTTTAGCAGCGATCAATAGGCCACGTTCGTCAGTCCAAGCTGCGATTTGAATAACTGCATTTTCCAATGAAGTTTCGTTCAAGTCTGCTGGAGTGGTTGGAATGTTGCTGTTTGTACCGCCAGTAACAAGTGGGTGAGATGCACTGAATAGTGGCACACCGTCGCCGCCGTTGTATGAACCAGAGGTGTTGAAACCGTTGTTCAATACGTTAGCTGCTTTAACTTGTTTTGTGTAAGCCATACCACGAGCTAATGCTTTAGTGTAGCGAGCAGATAAAGTGTCATACAAGTTATCTTCTACTGCTTCTTCAGTCAAGCTGAAGCCTAAAGCGATAGTTTCGTGTGTGTAGCGAGCTGTCCAAGCTTCTTGAGCATTGTCATAAGCGATGGCGTTGCCTTCGTTTTTAACAGGAGCTGCTGAGAAGCCAGACAATTTTGTTTCTTCCTCGAATGAACGCTCAGAAGATTCAGTTTCGTAAATCTCTTGATGCTCTTCGCCGTAACGTTTGTATTCCAAACCGAACAAAGCGTTCAGACCTGGTAGTAGCTCTTTAAGGAGCTGTGCGCGTGAAATAGCCATTATTTATTCTCCTTAATCGCCAACACCGGTACCATTGTAATACGTATGGATACCAAAGTTAAATTTAACGATACAATCAGTGTATGCGTCACCAACAGTAGAGAATGGGCCGTTTACAAAATCTACTAAACGCAATGCGATAGTGTTTGTTGTAGCACGAGTACCAACGTCTAATGATATTTTTGAATCGCCAGTAGTTGTAGAGCCTGCTGTTTGATTCACGCCAAAGTTAGAACCTAGCATTGTTTGAGTCACAGCATCATCTGCTTGGATTTGGAACAATGCATCTGGATCGTCACATACATAAGCTGTAGCGTTTGAAGCAACAGTACCAGTAGGCCAGTATTGTGCTTGCAAGAAATAGCCTAATGATGGGCTTGTGTATGAACAACCTAAGAACACACCAACTGTACCAGCTGGGAATGCATCCGCGTTTGTACCTACGTTTGTTACTTTTACGATCGTACCATCTGTACCAATTGCAACAACATCACCGTAAAAAATGTTAGCAGCATAACCGCTAGCGATTTTTAATTGACGTGTTGAGCCAGCGAATTGCTGACCACCAATTAGGTTGATAGGACGAAGACCGTATGGGGCTGCTGTAGTAGCCATATATATCTCCTTAAATTATTTACCTTTACCGAATGAGGTAGTGGTACGCTTTTCCTTAAATAGGGGCATACGTGCGTCATTCTCTTTCATAAAGCTGTTATCCACCGCTTCAGTCTGGGACTGTGTCTGATTATTGAAATAAGCAGAACGTTGGTTAACGAACTCTTCTGGTGTTTTACATAGCATCAGACCACCAACTTCCACTGAATCTGGAATGCGGCTGTCTTTATCTGTGAATAACCTTAGTTCAGGATGCTCCGACAATTTGACGGGTTCCCAACCTTCTCGCATTTTTGAAGAAACGTTTGTGGCGTCAGCTTGACCAGCCATACTTGTACGAATCCAGCGATATGCCCATCCAGGCTCCTTATTTATTTCAGGTAATAAAGCAGCTGGTGCCCATTGCGCCTGACGTTGAAAGGTTTCGCGGGTTTCTAAGTCTCGGTTTTGTCTAGTATCAGTCATTATCTGTTCTCCAATTTAAGTGTCTCACGTGCATATTGCTCGGGTGTTAGATTAAACTTTTTAGCCAAAGCTAATTGAGTTTTAGTCAAGTGTACTTTTTTAGGCGCGGTACTACGCGTGGCCGAGGCTACAACGGTTGACGGTTTTTTGCGTTGGGCGGGTGTTTCCACGTCCAGCGAATCATCCCCGAAATATTCTGGGAATCGTTTGCGCATCGTTTTATCGATGGTTGTGTAATACTCTTCTGAGGTAGGATTAGTACCTGCTCTGACTAACTTCTCATGCAACCCCAAAGCGAGGCTAGTCATTTCTTCATCTTGACCAAACCAACTGTTCTTATCTTGCCAGGCAAGAGCTTTACGGTCGGGTTTGGCTACTTGGGGTCGTTCAGGTTGTATATATACATCATTTTCTTCCGCTTGTAAAGTACTATCGTATTGCGGACGATAATTTTGCATTTGTGTCAGTTTATATTGGGCTTCATTCATGCGTTGTTGCGCATCAATAATGCTATCTGTCTCGCCTCTATCATACGCTTCGCGGTAATCGCGCTTAGCCATATTCATTTCTTGCTCAGCAGACTTCCTAGCAATCTCAATATAGGTTTGTTCACCAGAAGTTAGATTCGATTTTAATCGTTTGTTTTCTTCTTGGATCGATTGGGCATAGCGAATTGCTTCTTCGCGCTCACGTGCAGCAGCTTCTTTATCTCTGCGTTCATCGTGATATACCTTACGTAACTGCGCCATCCGTTCTTTTACACGGTCTGAGTAGTCGGTTAAATCATCTTTCTCTAGCTCTTCAACTATCTCTTTTGGGAGCGGCTTACGGTCACGGTCTTGTGGAGGAGTATCATCGATAATATCGATTTCTACTTCGGTATTATCCTCTTCCAGTGTAATGCTTACTTCTTCTCTAGTATCAACTGTAGAAACTTCCTTTTCATCCGGAAATTCAAAGTCGTCGTCAAACTCTGGTTTTGCAGCCATATCTATCTCCTAAGCGCGAGTATAACCGCGTGGGTCATCTACTACACCCTCGACAGTATCATCGTTGATTATGCGGAATTCTCTTCCGTGGATTTTAAAACGAGTACCTGCGTATGCACGGGTAAGGACAAAGTCGCCTTCTTTACACCACGCACCTGTAGGGAACTTCGCTTCTTCTTTGTAGCAAAGGTCGCCCATTTTTAGCACGAACAATACTACGGTGCCATTTTCCTCAATACGTTTAGTATCAGACGCTTTGACAATACCACTTTCGTATTTATCATCTGCATCGGGTACAGCACATAAGATTCGATAGCCTTTTGGTTCAGGCAGTTGTGATGCCTTTGGTTCTGGCGTGGGTGCTTCCGCCGCAATACCTGTTAAGTCAATTGCTTGACTCAGGTCTAGTTTACTCATCGTAATTCTCCAGTTTTTTTGCGAGGTCTGAGATTAAAGACTGCGCGGTAAGTAGACCTCGAACCATACCGACAGATTGTTGATAGGCACCGAAATCCTTAGCGGCACCATCGCCAAGGGATTCGATAATTGCTTTGCGCCGTTCTTCGATTTGTGACATCAAATACTCTAGCGATTCACTCATTGTTATTCCTCTTTAGGTTTATCCGACTTCTGGGAAGACTGCCTCATAAGTTGGTTCATGCTTAACTTATGTTGTTTATCAGCTTGTTCCCGTTGTGCGGAAATTTGCTCTGACTGAACTTCACGATTACGTTGCTCAGATACAGCTTTCATACCTAGTTGAGCACCTTTAATCATTTGTTCTGCCGTTAGTTTGCTCTTATCTAATTCCGCTTTAGCCCCTAGTTGTGCGCCAGCAATGCGTTCTTGTGACTCAATACGCATCTTCTCAATCTCTAGTCTTGCTTGATCGATTTGCGCATCGGCCATCATTTTTTGCGCTTTAGCTTGAGCTTCTTGCTGCTTGATTTGTAGCTCTTGTTGTTGCATTTGAATCAGCGGGTCTTGAGCTTGTTGCTCGGCTTGTTGCTGCTGGGCTTCGCCTTGATTTTTAGCTAATAACTGCTGTGCTGCTTGGGCAATTAATGGGGCTAGTTGAGCTTCAGCTTCTTCTGGAAGTTGTTGCTCTGGGTCTGGTAGCGTTACACCAAGCTGTTCTTCTATCTGACGACGGTATTCGAACGCAATATGCTCGTTGATGTGAGCCATAGATGCGGCTTGAATAGCCTGTGCTTGTGGGTTTTGACCTATCATTTGCTGCATTTTTGGGTCTTGCATAGCAGCCATATGCACCTGGATGTGTGCCTGATGGTCTTGATATAAGAACGCTTTGACTGGTTTACCGTTAATAATAGACATATTCTCGGTTACTGGGTCTTTCGGTTTCTCGTCTTCAGCTGCAGGGATCAACTTGCCAATGTTTTTAATACCTAAAACTTCTAACATTTGCTTATTTAATTCTACTAAGTCATATATCTGTGGGTTTTGCTGTGCCATCTGCATAACAGCTTGGTACTGCACCACTTTCTGACTCATTGTTGCTGCGTTAGGGTCTGATACTGGGATAACCTCAACACAGTCGTAGTCAGACTGTTTAGCACGTGGACTACCTTCTGCTGGCTCATAGCTGTAGTCATCAGGAGTGTAGTCACGAATTATGCCTGCAATTAGCTTGAACTCTTGTTTCATTGCATAGTGAACACGGGCTTGAACCGCTGACATCACTTTCAAGGTACGCTCTAATATAGCTAGCGTTGTACCAACTGGGCTGTTTGCTGACATGTCAGACACTTGCATATCCGCTGCGTTAGCGAATGACTTAGCATCCATAATGATTTTGTCCATTAAGCCAGCTAATACTTGTGAAGGCTCTTTGTACGGTAATGCCATTATGTTGTCACGGATAGCGCCTGACGGTACGTCTACGTCACGGAACTCTGCTGGAGCGATTGGTGTATCATCGCCCTTGATGCGTAGGCCACGAGTCTTGAAACCGCCTGGAAGGTTGCTTAGCGTACCAGCGTCTACCAACTGACGTAGTAACATCGTACCTGACTTAGCAGATGCGCCGATCAAGTGAATCAAACCAAACGCGTAGAAGCCAAATCCTGGAATGTAGCTGTAGTGCACGAAGTGTTGACGTTTCTGTTTAGTCTTGTCGTCTGGGTCCCAGTTACGACGGATAGCTAACACCTCACCTGTGCTACGCTCTAGGGTAACTACGTACGGTAGGGCAATACCTGTAGGCTCGCCATCGTCATCTAAGTCCTCATAACCTGGCAGGTCTAAGTCAACGTGCATCTCCAATAACTTATAGCGGTCGTCCATTGTGGCGTTGAAGCCCATTTTCTCCGCTATCTTCTTCTCTACTTCCTCGATGTCGTGTGATGGCTCACCTAGGTCAATGTCACGATAGAACCCAGCCACTTGTAGTCGGCGTAGTTCATTCTCTGTCTTGCGCATAACGTGTGTCACGCGTGGCGCTGTTTGTAGGCTTGACGCGCCGTATGGAACGACGATGTCTTCTGCTGGGACAAACAAGGATACTTGACGCTCTAGGGATGGGTCGTAGTACACTTTCTTGAACGCGTTACCTGATAGACCCAAGCCCCACAACATGCGCTCATGCTCAGGGCGGTACTCAGGCATCGCCTCGGTTAACTGGAAGTTCATGTCGTCACGTACTCGCTCAGACGCTGCTTCTTTCTCTGGAGTCTGTTTACCAATTATCTGTGTCTTAACTGGCCCCATCGCTGGGAACGTCTCCATCATCGTTTCGGCCTGGAACTTAACTAGCGC